GTCGGTTCCATCTGTTTTGATGTCCAAATCAGTGGCTGCGGTTTCAACATAGAAAAAGAAAGACGCGCCAATGTTGTTTGCTTGATCAGGGGCTGTCGGGTCAGTAGGAGTGGCTGAAGAGATAGAAGGCAAAGTAAACTTGCCGTCTGCATCGTTCAACATAATAATTTTACCGGCATGAGCCGCAACGGTTAAAGTTGTGTCAGCAGATAAGCTAATGCTGCTGTTAACGCCAGCAGTAATAAAACCAGCTAAAGATTTAACGGGTCCAGAAAAAGTAGTTTGCGCCATTATATTCACCTCTTTACGAAAGGATTCGTCTTAGTGTCTTCGTAAACGTCTGCTGGGGCAGTCACTAAAACTTATTATACCCAGAAATAAAGGGGGGGATATACCCCCCCACTTAATTATGCCGCACCGGGAGACCCGAAAATACCACGCCAGTCACTAAAGCCAAAGCTATAGCGTTCTCTGGCCTTATAGCGAACGTTTCCGGTTTCAAAATCACCTTCCATGTTCGTTGATACGGGAGTACGGACAAAGTGTTTCAGTCCATTAGGAACGTCAGTCTTCAAGAAGAAAGCATCAGTATCCGTCAAGAAATGATTCACAACGTATCCTTCAGGGATCATTCCCATGTTTCGGATAGCGTTGATATCATTGTCAGCTGTTCCTACGCGACCCGGAGTTTGAAGCAGACGATCTGCCACGAACTGAAGGGCTGAAGGAATAATCAGCTTACGAGCCTGTGCATTAATCTTCAGACCACGCTCATCTTCAAAAGCAGCAATATCAATTAAGGCTTGCTCTAATGAAGTTTCGTTAAGGTCTGCAGCTGTAGACAGCTCATTAGACTGAGTTTGGTTAGATACAGTCGGATGGTCAGTAGCACAAAGCTCCTTACCGTCACCACCTAAGAAGCTGCTGTTGAACGCATTGTTCAATACATTAGCTCCTTTAATGTTTTTAGTCTGCATCATAGATCGCGCAAGAGCGCGAGTGTACCGAGAAGAAAGGGTATCGTAGAGATTATCTTCGATAGCTTCTTCAGTGAGTGAAAACGCTAAAGCAATAGTTTCATGCGTGTAGCGAGCAGTATATGACTCTTGTGCAGTGTCATAAGTTACATTGCTACCTTCGCTTTTAACTGGTGCTTCGCCGAAGCCTGTTAGCATGACTTCTTCCTCAAAAGCTCGTTCTGAACTTTCGGTGTCGAAGACATCTTCATACTCAGCAGCGTATCTATCATATTCCAAGCCAAAGAGAGCGTGAAGGCCGGGAACAAGCTCTTTTACGAGTTGTGCTCTATTAATCGCCATTAGTTACTCTCCCTAGACTGCGAATGTGTTAGTTGGGAACGTAAAGAAGGCTCTTGCAAAAGCACCAATACTATTGCTTGGTGAATCTACAAAACCAACACAAAGCGCAACTCCACTACTAGTAGTAGCAGTTACACCTTCTTTTGAACGTCCGTTATTAGTTGAACCCGCTGTAGTGCTAAGGGTGTACTTATTACCGATGAAACTTACAGCAGGAGTTCCTGCGGTAAATTGTGCTTCATAGATAATTGCAGGATCTACATACACATAGGCTTCAGCATCTGCTCCACCTAGAGTTGCGAGATTTGCGGTCCACTGGTTAGACCAAGTTGGGGTGCCATCGGTAGCAGTATACTGCACACCGTAAAAAACACCTGCGGGAGTGCTTGTAGCACCAGCCTGATTTATGTAACCCGAAGAAAGCGTCACAACATCACCACTAAAAATAGCAGTATTATAGCCACTTGCAATACGCATTTTCTTGGGTCTAATCACCCCACCATACATGTGGGAGGCGGGTGTAAAGCCGTTAGGGGCATCTACGTTTGCCATTTTAAAACCCTCCTAAAGAGTCATGAGAAAAGTTAATCGGCATCAACAACGCGTCGACTACCGAACTCCGTTTTTGAGTTCCTTTGAATGTCTGAATTTCTAATAGGCATTCTAGGATCACTATCTCGCATCAAATCATTGTCGACCCCTTTAAGCTGATTATCGGTTACATTTCTATAGTAAGCGTTTCGTTCAGCTACGGTTTCTTCAGGAATTTTAGCGAGAATTAGCCCACCAACTCCAATCACACCCGCGTGTCTACCATCATCGATCGTTGGTGCATCGAAATCCGGATAATCCTCTGCTCTCACAGGTTCAAATCCTTCTCGAATACGTTTAGACATATTCGCTCGATCATCATGACCTCTAACTTCTGCACGAACCCAACGGTGTTTATATCCCGGAGGGGCTTCAGGGGCATCTAACATTGAAGGCGGTTGCCAAGGTTTTCTGCGAGTTTTAGATTCTCGTGATTCAGCAGATCTGGAGACTCGATCTGTCATTTTATTCTCCTTAGACGTATTTTGCATACTCTTCAAGTGGCACACCAATTCTTTTTGCGATTGCAATTTGTGAGGGTGTGAGACTCACTTTGCGTGCTCCACGACTTGCTGGACTAGCCCCACGACTTGAACCAGCTACTTGTTGCGATTGCACGTTTTTCGGCTTATCGAACTTATGAGGAAAATTTTCCCTAAGTTGCGCATTTAGTTCTTGATAATATTCATCAGAAGTCGGATCAATTCCGTTTCTTTTTAGCTCATCATCAATAGCTATCGCCGCACTTGTCATAATTCGATCTTGACCGAACCATGAATTCTTTTCAGCCCATGCTTCAGCTTTTTCATCTCTAGGAGGAGGTTGCTGAGGCTGTGCCTGAGAATTTACTTGATTATTTTGACGAATACTAGCTAATCGTCGTCTATTTTGTAATTTTTGTCGATTCTCAGCTTTCGCAGCATTTTGAGCTTCTAACGCTGATTTAGCTACAGCTTCGGTAGCTAACGCAATAGCTTCAGGATCACCAAGCTCTTGTGCTTCTCTTAGAGCTTTTCTAGCTCTTTCAGCTTCAGAATTAATCCTAGCTTTATATTCATTAATTAGGCTTGCATCCGACGAATAAAGTCTATTAGTTAAACTAGACTTTTCTTGTTGTAAATTTTGAGCAAAGTTAATCGCTTCATCTCTTTGGCGTTCAGCTTCACGCATCCGATAGGTTAATTTATCGATACGTTTTTTAACTGAATCACTATAATCTTCTAACTCAGCAGCTTGATCAGTTTGTTTTTCTCCGAAGTCTTGATCTTGCTGACGCTCTTGAATAACATCAGCTTCACGTGGATCAACTTCTTCGTCTGGTAAAATTAGTTCTATTTGTTGTTCAGACATATGTCCTCCTTATTGCAGAATTGATTCAGGATCAGAAATAACAGCTAAGATTTCATCATCGTTTAAAAGACGCATGTCGCCACCTTCAATACGAAAACGCGCTCCCGCATATCTTCCGAAAATTACCCAATCCCCCTTTTTGCACCAAGGGCCGGTTGGAAACTTATCCTCATCTGCATATGCACTTGGTCCCATAGAAACGACTAATCCTACAATAGTAGCAATCTTTTCTTTGTCCAGTGTTTGTTTAGCGAGCATGATTCCACCACGGGTTTTATGGCTTGGCTCGAATGGCAGAATTAACATTCTATATCCCGTAGGTACGGGAAGTTTATCAGCGTGAGACTCTAAATTTTCAGCAGTTAGCTTATTCTCGTCTTCTAACGCGAATTCGCCATCGGAACCAAAATTTAATACACGGTCAGGTACTTCAGTCATTGATCTCTTCCATTTTTGAATGCAGGTTTACTATTTCTTGCTCAGTGAAATTTAAACCTGAAATTTCCCCAACAATACGTTGGTACTGAGCGAAGTCTTGGGCGCTTCCCGAAGCAAGCGTATGCGTGAGAACCTCTTGGCGCTCACGAATCTTTTTGAGTAAAAACTCAGAATACTTAATAAAGTCCATAAATTAATTTATGTAACTTGTGAAAGAAGTGCCTTTAGTTGCAGCACCAACTCCTTTAATCTTTTTCTGTTTTCCAAGCTCAGAAACTACACCAATTTTACAGTCTTTAGCCTGAGCAAACCCTTTATCAGAAGCAGACATAGAATCTACGCTTACTTTCTTCGGGCGCTTGTCCCCCGGACCGGGGTACTGTTTGCTTTCATACCTCATCGTTTTTTACCTCGCTTTTTTAAACCTTGACTTACAGGCCCCTTTCTAGGAGGAGGGCCTCTTTTAACACCTTTCATTATTGCTGTTCCCTAGATTCTTTAACTATACGCGCAAGATTAGTTAAATTCGTATCTGCGGATCTTTCATCCCGTAGCTCTACTTCGCGTAAGTCTGCTGCAATTTTGACATCAGTTTGGCGCTCTTGAGAGTCAATCTTTTCAAGTTCAAGTTGAGCTTTTTGATCAACCTCTTTTTCACGAAGCCTTAACTTTTCAGCTTCTAGTGCCATTTGCTGTTCGAACATTTGACGCTGGGGATCGGGAACTTCCATCGCTTGTTGCAATGCTTGCTCTTGACCAGTGATCTGCTGTGTAGCTTGTGCTGCTGCGATAGCGATCTGGTTTTCGTACTCTGGAGGTATTTGTGGCATTTGACCATCTGGTCCCGGCTGAGGTAGTTGAATACCTTGCTGAGCAAGTAATTGTTCTACTTGTATTCGGTACTTTAATGCTTGGTGTTGCTGTATATGCGCGTTTAACGCTTGAACAGCCGCAGGGTTTTGAGCTGCTGCAGGGTTTTGACTAAATGACAAATGCGTTTGAATATGTGCATCATGATTCTGCTGTATAAATGCTTGCATTGGAACGTTGTTAAGAGAATCTTGATTTTCTTGTATTGGATCTTTAGGCGCTGGCTGAACGTCGGGTAAAAGAATGTCATCAATATCTTTAATGTTTAAAGCCAAGTACATCTTACGAAAAGCTGCTTTTAGATTGTGCACTTGCGGAGCACTTTGCGCCATCTGTAACTGTGTTTGCGCTAAAATAATCCGTTGGGTAGTACTAAAGATATTAGGATCAGATACAGGAATGACATCAACTTGATTGCTAAAGTCTTCTCTGAATACGGTTTGTTGTGCTCCCTGTACCTGATATGGGTATTCAGGAGGCAATACCTCCCCGAAAATTCTCTTTAATATTTTAAACTCAGTTTTTTGAGCGTAATGTAATCGTTTATGGATTGCAGAAATTACTCGCTGACCTCGTTCTAGCGTAGCTATCGTAGAACCGACAGGAGCATTAGGATTAGATTCGGCACCGCCTTGATCAATTACGGATGCAAACCTTTTTCCAGAATCAACTAGAACACCTAATAAGTTTGCTAATGTGCCACTAGGTTCTTTATAGGGAAGCGGCATAAACGATTCGCGGATTGTTCCTCCCGGAGTATCTACATCTCGCCATTCTCCGGGTTGGATAGGATCATCTGCACGTTGAATATTTAATCCGCGAGACTTAAACCCTGCAGGTAAATTAGCTAATGTCCCTGCGTCAATTAACTGTCGTAAAATAGACGTAGCTGATTTAGTAACGCCTCCAATCATGTGGATAAGTCCGAATCCGTAAAAACCTAATCCGGGTAAAAATTTAAAGTGCGTGAAATATTCGATCTTTTTTCGTAAAGGATCTTGTTCATCGTAATTACGGCGAATACTTAAAACTTCACGCGTATCTCGACAGATAGTTACGATATACGGTAATGCAATACCTGTGGGTTCTCCCATATCGTCTGTATCTTCAAAACCCGGCACATCTAACTCAGCGTGTACTTCTAACAACGTAAACTCTCTATCTGAATTAGACGGACTTAACCCATCAAGCTCGTCAATCTTTTCTTGAACGACAGACTCTTGAGTTAGCCCCGGAGACGTTGTTGGAGTATCTCGATAGAAGCCTGATCGCTTTAACTTTAACAAATCGTTTTCGGTCATGTGTAACACATGCGTAATTCGAGGCGTTGAAACTAGATCAGTCGTATAGTAAGGAACTACAAGATCTTCGGATTTAATAAACCGAGAAACCGCACGACCTATAGTTGGATCATAGTAAGACTTTTTAAAAGCAGAACCGGAAAGCGGAAGATAGAACAAAAGCTGATCCATTTCTGGATCAAACTCTTCCATCTTGTAAGTTATTTGATAATTCATAAAGTTCTTGACACGATTTGCTTGAAGCAACTTCGGATCAGTAACTTTACCCATAACTTGGGTGTCGACAGGTCCACCAGAAGGTAATAATTCTTTATAGGCTTGCGCTTGAAACTGAGTTACCGCTTCGGCAAGTAAAGGGTGATAAACACCACTTGAACCTTGGAACGGCTCGCTTCTAGGATCTGATTTTATACCTAATAACTCAAGACCGTCCTTAAATGTTTCGTACCAGTCTTGTCGAGAATGTAAATCGTCTTCATACGCAGAAATTAACTTAGAACCGATTTTTCCAAGTTCACCGTTGTCTAAATACTCTGCAAGGTTGTCATTAAAATCTATTTCGAACTCTTCGTCAGGGTCAAACCCTAAAGTTCCTTCGCCTTCTTCGTTAAAAAAGATTTCTACACCGTCTTCGAAGTTTGGAACCCCTTCAATTTCAATTTCGGCGAAAGAATCGTCTAAATAATCTTGCATATCAGCCATAATTGGCAACCTTACCTAGATTTTTGTTAATAATATACCCTAAGTTTCGGATAATACTCTTCTTCTTCCGAAAAATCACTTTTTAACTGCAAAAATCCACCCGTTCTGAACCGCATTAAGGCTAATGTTGTCGCATCAACCAAATCATCGTTCTCACCGTTAGGAAAATCGCTAATTTCGTCCATTAAGTCTTCGGCCCAACGTGTCTCAGGCACCCAAACCTTGCCATCTTGGAAAATAGGGCTAACAGAATTTAATCTTGCGATCTTATCTTGCCCTCTGTTAGGTGAATATGTGTTAATCGGAATACCTAATCGCCTTAACTCCTGTGTTAACGGGATTCCAGAGGCTTTTGTCTCAATAATTACCGAATCAGGGTTCCAGTATTCGTATAACCGCAGAGCTTCTTGCTTTAATTCAGGAAAATCGAACCGCTCTTTTACGCAATCTAATAAAACAATATGGGCTTCTTCGCCCGTATACAGATCTTCTCCAATTTTTCCTTCAGGATAGAACACTCCCCACGTTGTTATCGCAGTAAAGTCGGCTCGTTCAGATTTTAAAAACGCAGTATCGTAACTTTGTATTAAATATTGACAAGAAGGAGGTTGATCTTGTGGCCAAACTTTAAACCAATCCCTTGGAATAATTGAAATACCTTCCCCAGTTGGGCGCTGCATATACTGAGCAGCCCATTTTGACGGAGGAATAGACGATTTAGTTGCTTCTAATTCTTCAAGACTCCAAAACTCAGGCCATAACGGTTTACCGGAAGGTAGTATCGCAGGAAACTCTATTAGTTCCCACTTATCCCCGCCCTTATCTTGAGTCATCTTTTTAATTAAACGACCCGTTACATCCTTTTTAGACCAACGAGTCATTACAACAACGATAGCTCCTCCCGGCTGAAGACGCTGTCGAGGGCCTGTTTGATACCATTCGTAGGCTTCGTCCAACGCTTTATCCGAAAACGCATCTTGTTCAGAGTGCGGATCGTCGATAATAAACAAATCAGCACCACGACCAGCTAATGCACCACCAATACCCGCCGCATAGTACTGCCCCCCTTGCATCGTATTCCACTTACCGGCGCTACGAGAGTCAGCTTTTAGCTGAGTACCGGGAAAAACCTCTGCATACTCTTCGCTTTCAATCAAGTCACGAACACGACGACCGAAGTTTATAGCTAAGTCAGCCGTGTGTGTTGCCTCGATAATCTTTAACTTGGGACGTTTACCCAATAAATATGCAGGAAACAAGTACGAAGCAAATTCAGACTTCGTATGTCGAGGAGGCATATTAATAATTAGACGTTTCGATTCGCCTGAGGCAATCTTATCGAAAGCCTCGGCCATTCGTTTGTGGTGTGCGCCCGCGATAAACTCGGGCCATATCATCTTCACAAAGTCGTAAAAGCTCGCGGCAGACTTTTCTTGACGTTCTCGCTTTTCAAGTTCTTCTAAAAGAATCGTGAACTCTTTAGCTTCTTCCTTTGATAAGTAAGATAAGTCTACCTTGCGAAGATCTTCTAAAACTTTATTAGACATTAGCCGCGTATTTCACAGCCAGCGCCGCGATAAGTTTTACCGCCCTTTTTCATTTTCTTAGGACTACCGCCATAGTTCATCATCATTGCATCGCCTGAATAGGCAGGCTTACCCATAGCCATTTCAGTACCCTTGCTTTCCTTTCGACGAGATTTCATCGACTGCTTTTTCTTGCCGTTTTTCGATCCTAAAGAATCATCGAGTCGTGCGTTATAGCCTTGTCTTTTCATAAATACTCCTAAGTTTCGTCTTCGTTTGTAATTGGAGAACGGCTACTTACAAGGTAAGCACTTCCTCCTAACCCAACCCCTACTGGGGCTATTGCCGCTAAAATGTTTTCGGAACTCTTTCGTTTTGGATCTGCTTTCGCTGAAGTAGACCTTATTCGACTAGAATCCATAACAATAAACTGATCATACTTTTCGAGGTTTTCTCCGTACTCAATTAACTCCTCACGAAAGTCTGGGCCTTTAAGATTAGAATCCGACCCAATATCAACAATATTTTTTAATCGAATACCGGGGATGTTTAATTTTTCTGCAAGACTCGCAATATCGTCTGTGTTAAAAACGTTAGAATCTTTTAAAAATATCTCCGTTCCGTCAGGTAATCGCAATGTCGCATCTTCCGGGGGATTATTCCAATTATTGCCTCTAAAGTCTACAACAGCAAAGCCTGAATCATTTATTCGTAAAGGCATTACAGAGTTGCCATAACTAAAAGCTAACGCCGGGGATTCTGTTAGAAACGTTCCTTTGTTAGCATATAACGAAGGATCGAAATTGTCGATCTCGTCTGCAGAATTTGTACCATGGTAAACGCTTACAGGGTAGTCTCTGTCTAAACGTTGTTGCCTAGTTAACCCTGTCGTTTTTTCTAAATCCTCTAAGTACTGCTCGTGGCGTCTTAATCTTTTATCGAACTCCCTTTTCGAAAGTTTTCCACTAAATGGAACTTCCGATAAAAGCCCTTTAAGTTCGCTGGCTTGCTCTTCTTGCAACAATCCTTGTAAATATTCTTCAGGATCGTCTGGAACCATAGTCGACGTATCACGTTTATTTAATAGTGATGCTGCAGGAATAATCGGCAACATCGACGCTACGCTTAAAACGTAATTTAAAATATTCCTAGACTCAGGGTCTCGAGCATACATATCAGCGTCTGCAACTAACCCTAAAATATCTCCAACCACAGGAACACCACTAGTTATAATTGCGGCGGCATCTGTTGGAGTTAGTGCCGATTCTTTATCGTATCCTATATCCATAGGAACCCCTGTTCCGTAAGGACTACGATTAAAAATATCTGATAAGCGTTCATCGCTTATCCCACCGTCTTCTCGGTATAACGGATTAAACTTTTTTACGGCGGTTATACCACCCTCCTGCCGTCGAATAGGTACTTCTTCAATGCGGTCATCAACAAACCGTGTAATTTGATTTAGTTCTTCACTAGACAAATTATCACCCTCTTTTAGTCTATCCAGAAGATCGCGTTCACGGTCGTTAAGTCTAGCTCTAGGTATTCCTTCGTTAGACATCATCTGAAGCTGTCCCGAAGTCGCTAAATTTTTTAAACGAAGCAATTCTTTTATACTGGGTTTTTCCGGTAAACTTTCAAGAAAATTTGAAGTCTTTTTGGCATTTTGGAACCCTTCTGGTATAGCCGCTTGTAACTCCCATGGCCAAAAGAATTGACCTCCAATATTAAAATAATCAACACCCTCGACTAACTCATCGCTATCGCTAGAGTTTAACATTACGATCTCATCGTAATCAGGCCCAACGTCTCGTAAGTCTGTTGTCATTATATTAGTTTTACCACCCTCGTTACGATATAACGGCTGGCCACCATTAGCCATCATCTGAATC